GGCTCTTGCACGTATATGACGTACTTAGTCACCCCGTACATATCGAAAGAGTCTTGATCGAATACTATCGAGCATATGTTCCCTCTTCCGACGCTCATCCCTACGTAGTAGGCCATCCCGTCTTTCTTAGGATCGCGGCCAGCTACTATCTTCCTGATAAGGCCGTTCATTAGTTCAGGCTTATGTCGTCACCAAACAGGCTTCTCATCTTGCTATCCCCAGTCATAGCCGAGAACGCCTTGTGCATCATAGTTGTCACGCTATACAGCTCCACATCGTCTTCGATGGCAAAGTGGTATGTAGCTAGCACATCTATGTTTTCTTCGTCTTCGTCAGCGTCATCTATGATACCATACATAGCTGCACATACAAGCCTGTCTTCGAGGTCGTACTTGGCTGCAAGAGATTCTATTTTGGAGACGATCTTCTTTATTTCGTCAAAAAACTCCCTGTATTCCTTTTTCATCACTTAAATTTGTACAAAGATAGAGTTATATGCCTAAGTCCAGGGTCCCAAAGGTGAGGATGTTCAGGGAGTTTTCCTACATGAAACCCTACTTTGTGGGGAAAAATCACCTCAAACGCATGAAGCAGAACAGGACTAAGTTCTTGGATTCTTCTGAGGTATCTCAAAGCGAGCTGGAGTTCTTGTTGTGGGCTTACGACCTAGAGTTCTTCACCATCAAGTTCGCTAGTGAAGACTATGAAATGAATGCTGGGAACCTTTCTAGCAGGATCCTCTATCCGCTTATGAATAGTGGGTATATATACAAGCATTTCGACAAGCTTACTTCTTCAGATATGTACGAAGACCATCTGTTTAGGGGTGAGACCAAGTTTAACTACAGAGTTCGCTATGCGCTTACTCAGAAGGCTAGATTGTGCGTGCAGAGGTTCTACAATATGTTCGATCACCTCCCCTGACCTGCGTATGGCTTCTCGTAGGTAGAGCTGCTCTTGTTTTTAGACCTGCTCTTAGCGTGTCTTCCGTGGTTCTTCTTGGAGTTCAGCACGAGCTTCTCTGAAGCCCTTCCGCTAGATTTTGCTTTAGCCATCAGTACAGCTTGTATATTGTTGCTTTTCCGTCGCGCATAGCACGCAGCACGCGCTTCTTATTGTTCCCTTTGTGGTATGACACGTGTACCCATTCTGGATTCTCGTCGTTACCGAACTCCCAAATCAGTTGATTGAACTCTAGGTTCTTCCTGATGAATTCAAAAACCTCTTTGTTTGTGACGCCTCCATGAGTATCTGCGTCAAGATCGAGCGCACGCCCAACCATATGCTCCGACGTTTTCGACCCTCCGACTGCTTTATTGAGTTCTTTGCAGCGGAATCCTGATGATACTGCGATAGGTACATCGAAGTGGTCTCGTAAGGGCTGAAAAACATGAGTAGCTATATCTATAAGATTTGCAATGTCCTCTTTATCTGGGGCATTATTTATCCCCAGGCGCTCTGCCGTTATAGACTTTGTCACCTCCCTTAGGCTGAGGTTTTTGCTTAGTTGCATTTTTAATTGAATTGTTATATGCTACTACGGACGGGTTGACTCTCTTTATAGACGGGTTGAAGTACCCTCTGCTCACCGATTGAGGCCATTGCGAGCGTTGAGCATCTGAAGCAGCTGCTGCATCCCGCCTTGGCCTCCTTCTTCGTCTTCTTCTTCCTCCTCGTATCCACCAGCCTTCTTCTTCATCATGCGCTCTGACTCGTTGTATCTCGTGCCAGTGGCTTCGTATTGTGCTACGTCGAGCTCGAACTCCCCGTTTTCGTTCTTTCTGACAGGGAAGTCTTCGTCGGCGATGAGGTCATTCCCCTCTTCGTCTCTAGCTACAGCGTACTCGTTCCACACCCCATACACTTTTACAGGTGCTTGGCCAGGGACTCCCGTGTCGTACATGACGTACTCTCTATCCCCATCCATCATAACGGGTGAAGCGAACTGACCAGTAAGCATAAACTCTGGGCTCTTAGGCTTGGAAGGTTGTCCACCTCCTCCATTCTGCATAGCTCTCATCATGGCCTCCATTCCGCCTCCCTCATTGAATTTCATGAAGGAATTGCTTATTCCTGTATAGTTACTGGGCATGTTATTTTTTATTTCTGCTAAGATACTTGAAAAATTCGACTTGTCTAAGGCGGTCCTTTGCCCCTTTAAGGGTAGGTGATTCACCTAGGTTTCTCCCTTTAGAAGACACTACTCGGTAGCCGCCTGAAGACTTTTTTACTATCATGCCTTTTTAGACTTCATCAGGGCCTTCTGAGATCTAGCCATTATTCTAGATGCTCTCTTCATGTTGCCCTTTCCAGAGTCAGCGACTCTTTCGGACTTGTCTTCAAGGCGCATGGCCTTGTCTGAAAGGCGCATCCCTTTTTTCTGTGATTTGGGGTAGTTCATATTACTTAATACGTCTAAATGTGTTAGGTTCTCCTTTGTAAAGCCACGAAGATTCTCCCTTTGGCTTGGGTCCTTCCAAGTCTTCAAGGCCAGCAAGGAGGCCAGAGACACGGCCCTGGTACTTACCAAGACGCTCAAGAAGCTTTTTAACGTCCTTCTTAGGCGGCTTCGGAGCCTTACCTCCGTCGCTGTACTTCTTCATGCACTTCATGATGCAAATATAATTAAGAAACTAATCAGCCCTTATTGGAAGTCAACTGTAGTACCAAGATTTCTTGGATTAGACTGAGGCTTTCCAGATCTCTTAACGGCCCTCATCCTTCTTTTCTGCTCTTTCTCCTTCTGCCTGGCCATCTCCTTCACAGAAATAACTCTATTGCTATCAAGGCGCTTTTTAGAGCTAAGTGTACCAGCCTTTTGACCAGCGTCACTGCTGCTTCTCACAACGGCATTTACAGTTATGCCAGATCCACCCGCAGCAGCCGTGTTTGAAGGCGCGTCGGGATTGCAAGATCTAGGGGTTTTACCGCTAGTTTCATTGAAATTCACTGGAGCAGCAGCAGAACTGCCTTTTCCACGTCTTTTTGGGCGATCTATACCACCGCCATTACTGTATTTCATGCACTTCATAGCGCAAATATACAAAAGACACAAAGCACCGCTTCCACAACTACTTTGCATTCTAGCAAGCGGGGCTCTCGCAAGCCCCCGCAGCTGCCTTAGCTAAAGAAGCGTAGCAAAGTTACAACTTTTTCGGGTAAAAGTCAAGTAGGTCTCACCGCCTGTGGATAAAATTGTTGAGTTATACGTGATCTTGGGGTTGCGCCCCTACATACGTGTCGTCACGCGTAAACCGAAACCGAATCCTAAGACCCCGTAGGGGTTCTTAGAGGCAGATTTCACCTAACTTTTCAGCTTTTTAAGCTGAGTGTCAAGCAGAAAGGCAGCTTTGGTTGAAGCAGAACTGCAATTGAGCTTTGTGAATCGTTGATTCACAGCAAGAAGCAAACCCTCCTCGTCTCACACCTAACCTCAGCTCACCTCAGGGGGGCCTTCGCACGTCACGTCCTGCGGGCCTCACGCCTCGCACATCTGCGCATCACATGCACACGTCCTCGCATCACCCGCACGCGATCTTGATGGCCCTTTTTACTCCCCTAAAGGGGAGTAAGTTTTTTATCAAGAAAAATAAATTTGGATTTTCGGAATTCGCCGTAGTATCTTTGGGCCATCGGTTTCGCTGTTGAAGCCGTCTCAAAACACTCTCAGCTATGCTGAATCAAACCTCCCTCCTCTCTGACCTTCGGTCAACTGTCAACGCCCTGTCCTGCCGTCCCACCGCAGAGCGCAAGGCTCATGCCACGAAGCTCCTTCAGGAGCTGTTGGCCTTCGTCGATGGGGTTCAGGTCGGCTCCTCTCCTGCACCTCAGGTCAAGCACAAGACACCGAAGGTGTCGAAGGTTGCCAAGGTCACCAAGGCATCTCCTACGGAGATGGTAGCTGACCAACAGGAGCTTCGTGCAGCAACCCCAAAGGGGTTTGCTGTGACCAAAGCCGACAAGGTCAAGGCCGCTGAACGTGTTGCAAAGCAACAAGCCGAGGCTGTGGCTCGTCAGCCCAAGCCCGTGACGCCAGCCGCGAAAGCACCGAAGGTGCAAGCCGCTGTTGCCGCTCCGTCTTCAGAACTCTTGAGTTCTGTGACTGCGATGCAGGACGCCATGAAGCTCCTCTCTGAGCTTAGCTCAGCTACTGCGGTGGCTACGACGGAAGTCCGTAAGGACTTGACTTCACTCGAGGCTCGTGTCGCTGCTCTCGAAGCTAAGCCGAAGGCTTCTGCCAAGCGTTCGCCGAAGCAGTCAGCTTTAGCTGACATGTTGCTCGACTCTGACTTCGACGGCATGCCTTGGTGAGCCGAAGGCTCCGCTGGCGTCAGGTGAGGCGTGAGGGGTGTGTGTGATGCACACTCGCTCATGCTCACACTGGGCCGCTCACAAGTGGAGTCACCATCTAACCTTTAGGTTAAAAAAATAAATTTGGATTTGTGGAATCTTTGTCCGTATCTTTGGGCCATCAATCAATCAAACCCCCTGTCATGGGACACACACTCACCTCACCCCTCATGGAAGCTAAGCTTCAGCAGTTGTTTCAAGGTCTTACTCAAGACCAAGCTCACGCCACGTCATGTTACGCTCAGCTCTCTTGCAGAGAGCAGCAGTTTGCAGACATGCTCTTCGAGCAAGGCGACCTTTGATTTTCATCTCACTACACACACATCACGTCATGTCACAAGCACAAGTAGCGACTAAAGTCGCAAAGTCCATCAAGGCTAATCTCTCAGCACCCTTTTGGGTGCAGGTCATGTCAGATGACGCCGCACTCACCAGTGTAAACGGCACTACGTGCCATGTTTGGAAGTGGAACCTGCTCCTCCTTCGGAGGGATGTGAACCTCTACTCGAAGGGCATCCTGCCCCATAGGGGCTGGAAGGTCACGACGGTCAAGCGTTACCTTGGGGTGACGGGATCGGCTGACGTGTTGCGAGAGAAAGTCCATGCCATCTACGATGGCCTCGTCTCAGCAGACCGAGAGCGTTTCGAGCCGACCAAATCAGCCCATGTCGCCTAATCATTCACCTCACCTCACATTACCTCACGTCATGATGACCTTCAACGAATCCCGAAAGTACTTTGCAGAGCAAGTCCTTCAAACAGGTGGAGCTACGCTCCGAGCAGTACGAAACGAGAAAGGAATCCAAGGATTCGAACTCCCGCCTGAGACGGGGTACATGGTCAGCTATAAGCTGACTGAAGACCGAGATTTCTTGGTCATCGAAATCGATGACGACCAAAACATGACTCGAACTTGGGCAGGGAACCTGTTCGACGTGCTGTGGCGTCACGCAGATTACAGGCTCCTTGACGTGATGTTAGAACAGGATTTCATCGACGGGTACTACAACCTGTTCAGCGACAACGAAGCGGAGTCCCGCAAGATTGCCATGGATGTAGAATACATCGGGGCTTGGATTGATGAGGGAAACTTAATCGGAGATTACAGCAAGCACTTCGACACGTTAGGTGATGCGATTGCATTCGGGAAAGCGAACGAGCAAGCGGCCATCTACGACCTCGCAAACAAGACCTCCATCTATCTCTAACCTAAAGGTTAAAAAAATAAATTTGGAAATGTCGAACTCATCGCCGTATCTTTGCGGTGTCAATCAATCGAAACACATGGACAACATCACAACACCCCGCTACCCACGTCAATGCTCCGTCACAGGACGTGGCATGTACGACGGATACTGCATCGACAACGGCATGTACTATGCTTCCGATGTCAGCTCCTTGGCCATCATCCTCCGTGACAAGTACGGGTTCCGCGAAATCACAGACGCAGACCTCACGTTACCCATGACGGACAGCCTTCAGGCTATCCTCGACGACACCTACGAGGACGAGCTGTGGTACTACACCGAGTGGTCGGACGACGACGAGCCAAACTACGACGAAATTGAACTTGAATTCTGAATCACATCACGTCATGAGCAACGACATCGAACAGACCTACCTGCGCCTTAGAGAGACGGAGGAGTACTACTACAACAGGTACGAAGAGTGCTTGGCAAAAATCGACTATTACACATCCAAAGGATGGCCTAACAAGCACGTTCGAGAGGACTTATACGACTGGCTTAAGTTCTATTCGGGAGCGGCCATCAGCAGAGCTGAAGACATCGCCGACATGGAAGCAGAGAACCCTGAATTAGCAAATATCAAAATCAATCACATCACGTTATGACACGACACGAACTTGAAACCGCAATTTGCGGAGCAATCATGCGAGGCGAAGCGGCCTACATGTACATGACCCACGAAGAGACACGTTCCTACGGAACAGCGGTCACACTCCCCTCACCTCAGACGTCAGGCACATACACACAACAGCGTACCTACGCCATGCTTGAGGCACGGAAGTTGGCCGATGAACTTCAGAAAGTGAACTGGTTATGAGAAAGTTAACGTACATCAACCCCGTATCTGAGCGAATCATGCGCTCACTTGAGGAGCGCATCGACTTCCACAACGATGAGTTGCGCCGACTGAATCGAGAGCTAACGAAGTTAATCGAAGAACTATGAGATACACCTTTGACCCCTACGTCCTGAACGTCAGGTACGACACGACCTGTGACGAGACAGGCAAGATCATCCGCAAGGGTGATGAAGCAGTCCGATTCCCCAATACAGGGCACATCTTCTGCCTCGAAAGCAACACCTACCGTGACTACCTGTCACGACTCCACGATATGCGTCTCGAAGACGCAATGTTCAACTGATTCCCTCTCAAAACACAAACCCTTTTAATTCATTTACAATGAAAAACTTTTTTGTTCTCCCCCTGTTCGTCGCTTTCAGCGTAGCTGTTTCTGCTCAAACCTTCACCGCAAAGACCTCTTCGGGTGGTGGATTCGATGTCACCTCAGGTGTCGAAACGAAAGACGTCTTCGAGCTTGATGGCAAGACCTTCCCTGTACGTCAGACGAACAACGGGTCACGCTATGTGACTGCCACCAGCAAGTCAGGCAATCCGTATGCCGTTTGGTTGGGCCAACCGACTGAAAACGAGTTCGAAGGCCGCACGGTTTACGTCACGAAGAACGGGTCGTTCTGTGTCTACATCATCGGAAGCAACGGCTTCCCGTATGCAAAGTGGTTGGACAAGAACTGACCTAACTCATTGGTGAACAGCCACCAAAGCCGCATTAGCTCAGAGGCCAGAGCAGCTGATTTGTACTCAGCGGGTCGGGGGTTCGAATCCCTCATGCGGCTCACATCATGAAACAAGCAGTTGACTTTTTAATTGCTATTGCAATAATCCTAATTTTTGTTTATCTAATCACAAAAAAACCATGAAAATCACATCACACCTCGAGCACGGCCACGACCATGAAGAGGTCGAAGTCATCTCAATCAAGTACGTCGACGTAGTTTTCGAGCGAGACGAAGAAACAGCATACCAAACTGTTTTGTCCAATTGGGTTGTGGAAACCATATACAGGCATGGCAATTTCTACGAAGAAACCGTGACGCTAATTCGGGCAAGCGTAATTCACCGTGACTCAAGAGAGAAGCTGTGCAAAGCCGAACTCTCCGAAGAGGAAGAGGAAAAAATCAAAGATTACATCTCGAACATAGAAATCATGTACCCATGAGCAACATCAAGCTACGATTCCACCTCGCCCAAGGGCCGAACTTCAAGCATTGGCAGTTGAAAGTAGACGAGGCCGTTTCTTACTACAACCCCGACAACACATCATTCACGATGCAAGACGTGACGCTCGTCAATAACAAGTCCACGGCACGCAAGATCCACGAAGGCGCGAACAAGACGGTGTGCGCATGGCTTCGACCGAAGCAGGTTCAGGTTAATAGCCTGAATCTCAATGACCTAAACCAAGCCTTCGATTCCATGCTGGACATGAGGAAAGAGGGCACGTTAGTTCAGGTCATGTACAACCCACGTGAGTTCCCACACTGGGTAGACAACAGCGGGAACAACTTGGATGGACGCACCCTCCGCAAGGCCATGACCATCGGGAAGCTCATCTACGCTATCATTTAATCAGTCCTACGAAGTAGGGAAAAATAGTTGCTTGAAACCTTGGAAATGTGGAAACAACGGCATATCTTTGCCGAAGTTCGTTGAAAGACAGAGTCCTGCACCTCTACGTTATGAAAGGTGCACCAACATGGGGGCGTAGCTCAGTTGGTTAGAGCAGGATTCTTATACAATCAAGGCCGTAGGTTCAAGTCCTACCGCCCCTACAAGGACGGTCTTTCAACGCCCCTCACCCCCTGCCCTGCGTGAATGTCGATCCCGTATCGTTGAGTGGTGTCACTCTTAGCGTATGGGTGGGGGGTTTACGAGGTCAAACAAAAAAATTAAATAGAATGAACAGGTATAAAGAGATGTATTATGAGCAGAACAAGTCACGTGATGCTAACGGAATGATGCAAGAAGAGCTTGATTTCCTGTTCGACTTGATTCACCCGTATCAACACTGGATCAAAGCGCATGACACCACAGCAAGCGTGAAGAGATACTTCCGAAATCGATACAGCAACGACATCAACAATTACGTAAAGCCTCAGATAGCGGACATAACCCCTGAGTTTTGAACCTTTAATCAGCCATGAACAACATCGGAAAAAACAACTTTGAGTTCACTGGAATTCAAGCAGGAACTAAAGTACTTGTTAGTCGAGATGAGGAGGAATGGCAAGAACGCATCTTCCTGACATCCATCCAAGGTGCATGGTATCCTTATATCTGTGTAGCTATAGACTATGAAGATGACTACCTACATGGAAAACCATTTGAAGTAAACACTTGGTTTGACCTAAAGGAAATCCAAGGTGAAAAGACCATTGTGCTACCCCCGTTACACTTTTCAGGACATTCAAATGCGGTTTGACATCACTTTTCAGGACTTAAAACAAAGACAAGATGGCTAGGAAAATTGAGTATAGGGTTGTTCAAGAGGCAACCCGCCCTCCGTACTACTCGCTTGAGTACTTATGCTTTGATGATAAGGGCGAATTTATTGTGAAGGGCGAACCCCTTCTCTTAGGAAGGAGTCTTAAGGAATTACGAGATACATTAGTAAAGATGATAGAAGCAATAGACGCGGTAGTCATGGATGAAATTAAGACAGGTCAAATTGCACCCGATAGGTTGTAAAAACACCCTATTATTTACAACGAATACCCGATGAGGTATAAGCCTAAACACCCAGCAAAAACAAGTCAAATGAAACCAGAACTCATGTCCGCAAGCTTCACCTTTGGACAAGAAGGTAACACCGAAGGAACGACGAGTGAGTACGAAGAGATTACCATCGAATATCAGAATCCGTTTGATCTTCATCATGGGTTCTTCGTATTACGAACCACTGGCTGGTCTATTGACAACGCAGCAGAACTTGCAGAACTCTTGGATAGGATTATAAAAGTAGACACCAAAGAGAAATAACAATGAACGAACAGCAACTGATTTCGCTTGCCGAGACAGGCAACGACGAGAAAGCCAACGAAGCTATGGCTATCCTACGCAAGGATTACGACCCTACCTATGTGTGGTGCGCTGACTGCGATTACCTTGTGGTGAAAGAGAAAGATTGCTGTAACAACAAAACCAAAGAGAAATGAAAATAACTCTTGAGGATTACCACCACACTTGCGCAGATGGGTGCTGTCATACCTACGGTTATGACCTTTTTGTTGACGGCAACAAAATCGGCAGCTTCGAAGACGAAGACGTACACCGATTGATTGAACTGCTAAACGTATGGTTTAATCGTTTGCCCAAAGAAGCTGGGATGACAAAACCTGACTGGTGCTGGTGACTATTAACTCTAGCTGGTGACTATTAACTCTAGCTGGTGACTATGGCTGGTGACTATTCCACAGAGGGAAATGCGTTTCCTTCTGTGGAAATAACTAACTAATTAACAAGCAGATAAAAACATGAAAGTAACAATGGAATTTGAACTCCCTGAACAGGAGCCTGAGTTCAATCGTGCGGCAAACGGAGCTAAGATGGCGTTGATGATTCACGACTTGATAGAAGGCCTACGAGTACGATACAAGCACAAGGATGATATGTCTGATGACGCACGAGAAGAATGCCTATACACCCGTGAGAAAATTGGACAGATGTTAGATGATTACGGGCTGTCGTTTTTGTACAACAACGAATGATACACCCCTTCTACGAGTCATCCCTATGGATCATCACCATCCTTGGGTGGGCCATCACAATCACAAACAACATCGAATTGCGAGAGCAACTAATTGAATTTAAGAAAAATGAAGATTAACGAAGTAACCAAAAACGCAGAAGTTCGTAAGCAACTTCGCCGCAACCTGAAGCATTGGTATTCACAGGCCACTGTTGAGGATAAGTACGAGGGTCAACGGTGGTACACCGAGGCAAGTCAGTTCGCCTCGTTTCTCTCAGATAAATACGGGGTGACCAAAGAGATTGCGGCTGGCGTAGTGAGTGCGCTTTCACCTAACAACAAGTGGAAGCGAAACAAGATTGACGCAGAACTCGTTCTCTCAGCTTGCGCTGCTGGCATGTCTCCTGATGCAGTCAGCGTATGCACTTTCAACGCAAACAAAAAGCGAGCATTTCAGATTGCCGTAGGAAACTTCAGGATTCTGAAGTCATCCCCAAAGACGTATGCCTTTGCAAGAAACGTAGGAGAAGATGACCCGTCACACGTCACTATAGATCGGTGGCACATCCGAGCATGTCAGACCACGAGCAAGTCACCTATTCAAGTGCAGGAGTCAATCACCTCCAAACAATACAGCGTAATCGAACAAGAGACCATCAAGGTAGCTAACGAGTTTGGCATCAAGCCACACGAATTTCAAGCCACCATATGGGTATGCATTAAGAATCACTGGAACCGATAGGCTCCAAAAAACTATCAATCAAATGATTATCTCGCTTTACATAAAGCTTTTTCTAACTTCAATCGGATTTCATCCAAACTTCACACAATACCTTTAATCGTTATGGAAAATCAATTTCAATCACTCGACTGGACTGTCGAGAAGCGCCCTCTTCAACTCGCAGATGGAACCGAGACTCCGTTCTATGCGGTGGTTCGTAGCGACAACGACGATGTGTTCGCCTCTGTCAAGAAGGGCTACACCTTGTTTCAGAATAGCCAAATGATTAATCTCGTGAACGCCGTGTCAAGCCATGCTAATGCACCTGTACACAGGGCTGGCGTACTGGACGGTGGCCGCAAGGTGTTCGTTCAACTCAAGTCACCCATGCAGATCAACGGCATCGGAGAGAACAACGACCGAGTGGACTTCTACACCACATGTATCAACTCACATGACGGGACAACTGCCTTGTCATGGGGCAACTCAAGCCTTACGATTAGCTGCTCAAACACATTCTTTCAGACAGTCAAACGTCTCAAAGACCAAGGCCGTGCAAAGCACACTCAGCGGTCCATCGAGGAGGTGCTTGGCATGATCGACAGCAGCAAGAAGATGCTTGAGGCGGTTAACCTGAGCGCTGAGATGACTGCCGACAAGATGGTCGCTATGTCGAAGAAATCGGTAAGCCAAGATCAAATCAACAAGTTCATCGCCGCTATGGTTGACGTTGACTTTGCTCGACCAACTCAAGACATCAACGCTAAGAAGTTCAACCGAGCTAACGCCCTGCGTGATGCGGTATGGGCCGAGATGAATGAGAAGGGCCGTAGCGCTTGGGGTATGTTCAACGGCGTAACCAAGTTCACCACTCACCTCAGTGGCAACAATGCCGCTCGCCGAGAATCAAGCAAGATGGTCGGCAGTCACACTATGCTCGACAACAAAGCGTTCGAGCTTGCGTTTAACCTGTCGGGAGCAAAACTTTAATCGCCGTGGCGAAAGGAGTTTATGACGGAGGTGACGTGCGTTTTGGCACGGCCTCCGTCGCTCTTCAGCATATCCATGACATCATGGATCGATACTCATCGATTGACGTTCTTGCGTATTACGAGAACGAAACCCAAGCGATGGAAGAACTGATTATTAACATAGCCGCCACCTTAGCAGTATGCTTAGACGAGGGCTTAATCGAGGAATGAAATGAATATCACACAAGAGATGACCCACATTCAAAAACAAAACGAACTTAAAGACAAGGCCATGATGCTTGACAAGTTCATGGCTTGCTGCGAGTCATTCATAGACAAGCTTCGTAACGACGAAGAAACACCCGTTCATGAAATGCATGCTGACTTTGTGAAGGATGTCCTGATGATCAGGAAGGACGCCAAGAACTATGGATTCTGATATGCTATACGTAATCACAGCAACCAAGAATAACCGACACGAGATATTCACCTTCCCTGTGGGGGTATACAACAAGAAGGACGCAGCCATCGAAGCGGCGAAGAACCACAAGGAAGAGTTCGGGAAACACTACGACTACTACGTATACGAGTTCAAAGTCAACGTACAAGACACAAGTTCACCACCAATCTTTATGGTATGACATCACATATGCAGATTCAAAAAATCTACAATCAGTACTACTCGGTGCTGATGGCAGAGAAAGACAACGGATACGAGGTTGAAAAGCTACACCGAGCAAGGACGATTGATTACGTCCAGCCACGTGCGGCGATCTTAGTAGCGCTCAGTAACAAGTACAGGCCCTTTCACATAGGCAATGCCCTCAAGATGCATCACACTACGATCCTGTATCATCGGGATAGGCACGAAGGAAACGTGATGTCGTGGAATGGATATGACCCCCTGTACAAGTTAGCCGAAGAAGTGATGGAAAAATCCTTCATTGATGGGCAGTTCGCCCTTTAATGATGGGCAAAGCCTACAAATACACCATGAATAAAATGATCCCCATCGTGGCAGTGACCATGATCTCATGCTCCTCACAAGAGCCAACAGCGCAGCCATGCTGCGAGAAGAACTTTGCCGAACAAAACCAAGATGTTCACCATCTGCTTCGATCGCTGGGCGCAGCCCCAGCCACGAAACAAGAAACCTGCGAGCACGAGGATGGAGACAATTTCTCACCAAATCCTTGACTCGTACTTGTTTTCTGACGTAGATTTGCAGCATCACAAAACCCCAAACACATGTCACATTCACCTGAAACAGAGCGTCAATCATCAGATTATTCAGGTTGGGAAGAGACGTACTCGTATGAGTTAGACGGCGTAACTTATGTCACTCCAAGTGCAAGCTTCGCTTTTAGCCGAGGAGGAAACGTCAAACTTGTTCGATCAGTATACATCAACGATGGTAACAGAATCTGAGGTTATAGCTATGATCATGGATGACGAGTCAATATCTCGCCCATCTAAGTCGATCATCATCGGAGACATAGTAGACCAAGGCATTAACGATTGGTCTGCCATAGACGTAGCCTCAACACTCAGAGAATACTCTGACGGATTCAAGGGATACACGGAAAGCCTTGTGAAAGCAAAAAAGATTCTTGGTATGCACGTCACTCCAGATCTTGAAATCGATACCGTAGCAGGCAACATGTCGGGGTCAACTGACTTCGACAAGCTGTATCTCAAGTCAACACATAACATGCTCAACTTCGTCTGCTCCTACGTAAAGGTGCACTCGATCGTAAAAGATCTTTGGTCAGAACGCTGACCTACCTGAGATGCTGCTCATGGTGTGCGGGGAGATCCCGTAACAGGCTGCTGTGTAAAAGCCCGATGAAACAAGCCGCATCTCTTTCTCTAAACACAAACCCTTTTAATTTATTTCAATGTCTATTCACAAGAAACTCTCCGCTATTCAAGCGGAGTTAAAAGCCCCCAAGGGTCAGTTCAACAGCTTCGGGAAGTACAACTACCGCTCATGCGAGGACATCCTGGAAGCAGTGAAGCCGCTGCTCGCCAAGCACGAACTCGGCATGACGATTAGCGACTACATCGTATCTCACGAAGGCCGCGTGTATGTCCGTGCTGAAGTTGTCGTCTTTGACTTCGAAGGTAACGTAATCAATGTGCAGGCACAGGCCCGTGAGGAGGACTCAAAGAAGGGCATGGACGCTTCTCAGGTTACTGGGGCCACGTCATCATATGCTCGTAAGTATGCCCTCAACGGCATGTTCCTGATCGACGACACCAAAGACAGCGACTCTACCAATACCAACAAGAAGCAGGCATACGAAAGCGTGATGTCTAAGTATGGCAACGAGCTGTCTGATCGGCAGAAAGAAGCCATCAAGAAGTTCGTTCGATGAGGATACCAGAGATGCTGATGCAGAGGTACAACAAGGAACACTTGTCGTACTCCTCTTTAAAGAAGGCGCTAACTGACATCGCTCTCTTTGATCTCCACATGAAGGGCAAGGTGGAATACAAATCTGACGCTCTGGAATTTGGAAGTATGTATGACGCTATATTGTTTGACTTGGACAGGGCTAAGGCTACCTACAAGGTTCTTAGTAACCAAGAAATCCTCGGTATGTGCAGCGGAAAAACCGCAAGCTCTAAAAGACCAGAGGCGACTGCTGAGTTCAAAGAGATAAAAGAAAAGATGCGGATCGACCTGTTTGATAGTGGCGTGCTAGTGTGCTCCCAAGAGGACTGGGATCAGGCGATAGCCATGGTAGACCGCCTCCGAGTGTGTGGCATCTTAGACACCTACCTGAAGGGTGATTACCAAAAAGAAGTATATGGAGAGATCAATGGCGTTATTATCAAGGGTTATCTTGATTGCCTTGGCAGTGGCTTTATTTCAGACAGCAAGTCTACACGTAGCGTCGATGGCTTTAGGTATGACGTCAACAAGCTGTGCTACGACATACAAGCTTATCTCTACTGCAAGCTTACAGGGATCGACGACTTCTATTGGGTTGTGCAAGAGAAGACATACCCATATCTACCAGCGGTCGTCAAGTGCTCACAAGAAAGCCTCTTCCGAGGAGAGATGAAGTTCTTCAACGCAATAACTAAGATCTCAGCTTGGCTGAATGATGACTCAGCAGGCGAGACAGACTACATGACATTCGAAGTATGAGCCGATTCAACAACACAATCACCTCAGCACTTGCTGTCATAGTGTACTTCGTAATAATGATTATCGCAATAAACCTTTTTTAATTTTTTTCAAATGAGCGAAAACTCAACCAAGTATGATTCCGTATTCATCGGATATGCTGAAGACCCGAAACTTGATCCTAACGGCAAGTATGTATCACAACGCCTTCGACTGAAGGTTCCTGAACTTAAGGACCTCATGGAGCGGTATGCCACCGCTGTAAAACCTGACGGTACTGGCGGAAACGTGTTCATCACTGTAGGGGTAAGCAAGAATGGCAAGTCATTTGCCACCGTGTGGGACCCCAACAGCGAGAAGGCAAAGGAGAACCAGCAGTCAAAGTCTTCTTACTCTAAGAAGCCGAGTGCAGCAGACGAGGACCTCCCCTTCTAAGTTCTTTGGCTTGTATGCCGCTATTGAATGGGGGTTGAAGAGTGTAAATTTCTTCAGCCCTCATTCTTTTAGTGGGGTCAACAACAACGGAGGCAGTACTTCTTTCTTCTGCGTGATGTCCGATCATAAGGACTACGAGGTGCATATCCCTGCGAATGAAGATGATTACGTGATCTTATGCATCACGAACAAAAACGGGGACAACTGCGTGCTGATGAAGTCAACCGATTGTTCAGGGATGACACTGTCTATGCAAGACATGGTCCCTTTGATCAAGCGAAAGTTTAGGATAGAGATCTCATGAAGAAAGACATATACTACCAGACCTTAAAGGTGGGGTTTAAGAAAGACAAGACCATCTACACACGAGAGGTGTACTGCCTGTCTCACTCTGAAGATGTCGGATTGATTGCAGCAGACAACTACAGCATGGCCATCATAGCCAAGCAATGTTACCCTAAAACATACAAGGGTGACGTCAAGATAATAATTAAAGAAATAATTGAATCAAAACTGTTATGGAAAAGTCCTACGAATACGTGAACCATCCCAATCACTACAACGAGTTCTCCAAAGAAACATGGGAGATGATGATTGATGTGTGGGGTCTCGACAACTTCCTCATCTTTTGTGAGATGAACGCTTTCAAGTACAAGATGCGAGCAGGGTCAAAGCTGGGGGAGACCGCAGACAAAGACGTCATGAAGGCTAACTGGTACTTGAACAAAGCAGCAGAGCTGAAATGCAAGTAACTATATTCGAGAGCATATACCACACTAAGTCCCCCAGGTATATCTCTCTGGGCCTGGCGCTTCGCAGGATTCAAGACGGATCAAGCGAGAAGACCATAGAGCTTGTCCGCAGCGGTGACAAGGAGTCAAAGAAGAAACTGCCTATCGTCCTGTTCAGCGGTCAGTTCTCTGATCGTACTGATGACGGGCTGTTTGACCACAGCGGATTCATCGTGCTTGACTTCGATCACGTTGGGTCAACACCAGAAGAGGTGACGCTTACAAAGTCAACTATTGGTACTGACCAATACGTTTACTCTGCATGGATGTCGCCATCAGGTGACGGCATCAAGGTGCTCGTAAGGATTACAAATCCTGAGCGACACAGAGACCACTTTAGGGCGCTCAAGGTTTACTTCAACAAGCAATACGGGATTACCCCTGACGACTCTGGAATCAACGAATCTAGGGCGTGCTTTGAGTCTCACGACCCAGACATAATCGTCAACGAGTCTGCTTCAAAGTTCGGGGCGTTCTCTAGTGAGAGAGCAGACACTCAGGTAGCCGTGGTTCGTGACCACTACACGGACTACATGAAGCTAAACCTCGCCGCCAAAATGATACGTGTCGCAGAGGATGGCAACAAGCATACCGCACTGCTTCGTGCTGCACGACTGTGTGGCGGGTATGTCTCAGCTGGGCGTATGGAGGAGGACGAAGCAATTCGGATTCTTCACAGGGAGATATGCAAGCGTAACATAGACTCTGAGGAGCAGGCTATGATCACCATACGTGACGGGATAGAGCTTGGGAAGAAAGACCCAATCAAAACCCTCGTCTCGAATGAGAAGAGCGCTCAGCGTGAGATGCTCTTGAGTGATGGGGACATGTCGTTCATATCGTCTGACGATGAGGACTTCAGGTGGATTGACAGCTATGCAAATGGAGAGATACAAGTAGGGCTGGATACGGGTGACGCAAAGCTTGACGAGTACTTCAGGTACAAGAAAGAGTTCCTAATCATCAACGGACACAGCAACGTAGGTAAGACTACGATGGCGCTTTATCTCATGGTGAATGCTACTGTACGGCATGGATGGAAGTGGGTTGTGTACTCTTCTGAGAACAGGACCTCTTCGCTTAAGATGACTCTGATGCAGTTCGGGTTCAACAGGCGCGTAAATGAGATGTCGTATGATCAGCGCAAGGCTGCTTACAAGTGGGTTCAAGAGCACTTCACCGTGATCAACAACAACCAAGTGTATAGCTACGCAGAGATTATCCTGTTCCTTGAGAAGGTGCTGCGTCAGCAGGCTGTGGATGCGGTGTTTGTAGACCCGTACAACAGCCTAAAGCTTGACATGGGCAACTCAAACATCGGGGTGCACGACTACCACTACGAGGCAGCGTCTGAGTTCCTGACGTTCAGCAAAGCAAACGACATCGCTGTGTGGCTGAACATGCACGCCGTAACAGAAGCTCAGCGTAGGAAGGGTGATGATGGACTCCCTGTGGCTCCATACGCAGAGGACACTGAAGGTGGAGGCAAGTTCGTGAACCGAGCAGACTGCTTCATCACCATACACAGGAAGGTTCAAGCACCAGACGTAAGCCTACGTAAGACGACTGAGTTTCACGTTAGGAAAGTCAGGGAAACGGAGACTGGAGGCGCTCCATCGCCAATAGACAACCCCGTTACGTTCACAATGAACACTCCGATGACTGCTTTCAGGGTGAATTCTACTGGAAAAGAACTGTTCGATCCTGTTGGTTTACAGTTCAATGTGTACCATCAGTTCAATTAACGCTTAATTCTCTCTCTATTGTCGGCTTTGTGTTGTAACTTTGCCGAGTGAAGAGAGCAAAACGGGGGACGCCACCACGGGCCAGCGCTCGCAAGAAGCAGCTGGGACGTTACAAAAGCGGACTCGAAAAGCAGTGCGCTGATTTGCTTTGTGATCACGGCCTAGACTTTGACTACGAAGAAGTGGAGTATACACTTGTGGATCAGTTCAAGTATGAGGGCGTGTATCATAAAATGACTGCCTCCTCTAAAGAGCTGTCAGATAGAACTGGTAAAGCAGTTCTTGCGATTAAGTACACTCCAGACTTCGTAGCAAAGGATAGGTCGTGGATCATAGAGACAAAAGGTTTTACTCCATCTCATCACGACTTTCCTATGAGATGGAAGCTTTTCCTTCGTTATCTTTCGGATCTTGGCGAAACACCAAAGCTCTTTATCGTTAAGAATAGAGAGCAGATAGAAGAGGCAATAAGAATCATAAAGAATGACGGACATAACAAAGTTGGAGCTAGCGAGAGTGTACGCACTCGCTACAGAAAGGATACAGATGGCAGCCGTAGATCTCTACGAGGAGCTGTTTGATAGCAACGGAGAAGCAAAGACGCACCCAGGTCAGGTGACGAATTTGGTTTCTTCATTTAGGGCCAAGGCAGGGTATGAGATGGATATGATAAGGGAGGCCGCAGTTCAGTACGCCGAACAACATAACCATCTCAATGGTAAATCAAAACAGACGAGCCTACTCGACTACAACGGGTAAGGTAGCTGAGGCCAGATTCAAGGCGGCAGCTCAAGCACTTGGACTTACCGTAGAAAAATCTACTAGCGCAGAAGACACCAGAGAACACGTAGATTTCTGGATGGCTTATGACGGCGCTGGTAGATGGGGCGTTGACGTAAAAGGAAACAACATGCCTCACGAGATATGGTGCGAGTTCAAGAATGTCAGCGGCAACACTGGATGGATGTACGGAGGAGCTACCATCATTGCCTTTGACATGCCTGAAGAAGGAGGATTCTGCATTGTAAATAGGGAAGATCTTGCCAGATATTGCGAAGAGAATGTAGAAGACGTATTCGTCAAACACCCTTTCGACGCATACAAAAAGAAGTATCAAAGGAAGGATAGACTTGACGTTATAACCAAGGTTTCAATCCTTGATTTGATGTCAATTCCTTCATACAGAGTGTGGTACTACTACGCAGATTATAAGTAGATTTGCCCCCCTGTAAAAGCTAAACACCAATACACCAAACAAACACTTTTAAAAAATGAGTTCTTCCATTCCATGGGGGGAGGTAGGTTACCCCGTCTTCAAAAGAACCTATGCACGAGCCGTTGAAAATCGCACAGAAGAATGGCCTGAAACCGTAGAGCGAGTAATCAATGCTTGCAACGATCAGCTTGGATGTGGCTTCAACGAAGTAGACAAGCAAGAGATACGAGACATCATGCTCAACCTTAAGGGCACGGTGGCTGGACGTTTCTTGTGGCAGCTAGGCACAGAGACCGTAGACAAGCTTGGCTTGCCTTCGTTGCAGAACTGTGCGTTCGTAGTCGTTGACGAAGAGGTGCGTCCATTTACGTGGGCATTCGAGATGCTCATGCTTGGCAGCGGAGTTGGATTCAACATTCAAAGGGAGTACATAGACGGGCTGCGCCCTCCGTTTAAGGACGTAATCATTGAAAGAGTAGATCGAAATGACGCTGATTTTATTGTACCTGATAGTAGGGAGGGGTGGGTTGAGCTCCTTAAAAGAGTTCTTGAGGCATCTTTCTACACGGGTAAAGGGTTTACGTTCGCGACTCATCTGATCCGATCTAAGGGATCACCTATCAAGGGATTCGGCGGCGTAGCAAGCGGTCCTGAGGATTTGGTTTGGGGTATGTTCGAGATTAACAAGCTGCTCAACGGGAAGAACGGGGGATGCCTAACTTCAGTGGACTGCCTTGACATTATGAACATCGTCGGTCGCATCGTGGTAGCAGGTAACGTGAGACGCTCTGCACAGATTGCTATCGGTGACGCTACCGATGTGGAATACTTGAACGCTAAGCGTTGGGACCTTGGCAACATTCCTAACTGGAGGGCCATGTCAAATAACAGCGTGGTGTGCTCCAACACAGAACTCCTGCCAGAGGAATTTTGGGAGGGGTACAAGGGCAACGGAGAGCCATACGGATTGATCAATCTCGTAGCAGCTCGACGCATGGGACGCACCCATGAGACTGAATACCCAGATCCAGATGTGCAGGGATTCAACCCCTGTGCAGAGCAGAGCCTTGCAAACTTCGAGACGTGCTGCTTGGCAGAAATCTACCTGCCTAACATCGAGTCATATACTGAGCTGAAGAAGGTGGCCAGATACCTGTACCGCATCAATAAGCACAGCCTTGCCATCAAGTGTGCGGTCCCAGAAACGGAGCATATCGTACACAAGAACATGCGTATGGGGATTGGCGTGACGGGTTACTTGCAGGCTACAGAACAGCAGCGCTCTTGGCTTAGCGACTGTTACACTTACCTCAGGGCATACGACGAAGAGTACTCGAAGATCTCAGGTTTCAATCATAGCATTAAGCTGACTACGGTAAAGCCTTCTGGAACACTCAGTCTTCTCGCTGGGGTAACCCCAGGTGCTCACCCAGCTTACAGCCAGTACTACATCCGTCGAATCAGGATGGCTTCAGGCACTCCGCTGGTGAACGCAGCTAAAGAGGCTGGGTATCCTGTAGAGTTCGTCCGAAACTTTGACGGAACAGAGGACCACAGCACGGAGGTTGTAAGCTTCCCATGCAAGTTTCCTGAAGGAACCAAGCTCGCTAACGACATGACTGCCGTGGATCAGCTTGAGGTGATTAAGCGGTTGCAGAAAGAGTGGTCAGATAACGCCGTGTCTGTGACCATATACTACAGGAAAGAAGAGCTGGATGAGATAAAGGCTTGGCTCAAGAATAACTACGCTAACGTCAAGACCGTTTCTTTCTTGCTGCACAATGACCACGGGTTTGATCAGGCCCCTCTCGAAGAGATCAGCAAGGATCGATACGAAGAGATGTCGGCCATGGTAAAGCCATTGGTATCAGTTGATGGTATCAAGTTCGAAGATCTTGACATCACAGATTGTGATTCAGGCGCATGTCCAGTGAGATGAAACCCATATCTCAATGCTGGATTAGTCAGCTGTACTACTTTGAAATAATTGAGGGGGCGCATGGCCCCCTCTTTTTTTTCACATACAATGCCCTTGTAAGGCTATAAGGTTACATTACTTAAATCTAGCCTTCTCGTTTATCTTCACTGTAGTTCCGTCAGACATCTTGCCCTTTGCTTTGAAATGATTTCTCTTGACAGTACCGTCAGGGTTTGTCACCAAAACAAATTTCCCAGTAACAGGAACTTCTTTGTCGTCTATTCCGACAGTCCAAGTGCCCTTTTCTTTTGTTCTAGTTCTTTTCTTGGGAGTCATTTATCTTTCTTATTATTTCGTGAATGTCTTCGGGCTTAGTCGCCAACTGCCTAGGCAAAGATAATCCAAAACAATTACAATTTTGTCCATACACATTGAGCAGGTAGAGAACGTCGTTTGACGTGACCATGTGATCCAGATCTATATCTCCTTCTGTGCAGAACTCGCAACCCATGTTAGAAAGCATGACAAGCAAGTCGCTTGTACCTATGTGACAATCCCCGTCTAAATCCCCGAAACAAAACACCTCATCAGAAAACAAGTCAGACCTTTGATACTCAAGCATAGCATGCATACGCTCTATCTGTCCTTCAGTAAACACGTCTCTGCATTCTTCTGGACAGTAGTCCATATGATTGTTGGGGTAGAACTGCACCCCTCCGTAATTCATCAATGGGCAATGATACCCTGGAACATCTGGACAGCCTTGGCTAGCCTTTGTAGGAGGCGTGTCGCACACGTAGTCTCCACTGTGTTCACAAGGGCCTAGGTATTGACCGCAGTTAGATATGGCGCTTGCACCGTTCTTAAACACATGATGCAGTCCGCAGTAGTGACCAACCTCGTGAGTAAGCGTTTCGTTCTCAAACCTGAACGTGAGGTGAGGACCGTAGGTCCCCATCACTTCTGTCTCTACCCATACCCCGTCCAACACGCTATATGGAATATATGTAACCCATGCAAAACCAAGGATCGATGAGCAGAAGTCTGGGGCAACGTAGATGTTGCAATACTCTGCCGTATTCCATTTGACCATGTTGCTCCACTGAGCCATCTGCGTTCCGTACTGAGGAAAGCACACCCCAGATCCTGACCTATACGAAGAGGCCCATGTGAAGCTGTTCAGATTGGTATAATCGATGTCCTCAAGAGTGAACGAGATGTCAGTTCCTTCAAAGTCCACATTCAGCTGAACCATAGCATCCTCAATAATCGACTCTTGGATTTGGCTATTGGCAAACGCTGTATCCCAAAGCACATGAACTACGCACTTAATTTCTTTGTGGCTATATGCAGTTCTATTTTTTGTGTGGTTCTTTGGGAGTATGTCTTCTTGAGGCCCCATAACGAAGCACTCCTCTTGAGCTACAGCTGGGGAGGAGCATGACGAGAACGCCATAAAGAGTAACACGACCATCACGGCCAGCACCTTCAAAAACACAAACGCACTACAATCGTATACCGTATCGTATATGCTGGCTGATTCTCCTGTTCTCATCTTTTATTTAGTTTTACTTTTTCATAGGATCTTCCAGCAAAGTATGCTGTAAATGCGGTAGTCATCAGTATGCTGAACGTGTCTATATACGCTGATTTTATGTTAAACAACACTTTATCAGCGCTATCCATAGCTACAAATATAGTAAAAACAAAGACCAGATAACACAACATGATTGGCCTTATGTTCTTTGATAACCAAGAGTCAGACATCATATCCGCCTTCCATCTCTCGGTTACGTTATTCTGTGCGTTAGCCTCGTAATCAAGCAGCATCTTCTCAAACTCCATCTTTTCCTGAGCGGTCATGTTGGGGTCAAGATCAATCAGCCTTTTCACAACGCCAAGGGCTCCTTGGTCTGGAAGCAGCTCGCCTACTGTGTCGAGGACTTGCGGGGCTTTGTCTTTTAGCCAAGTTCCCAATTTGGTATCTTTTAGTTTCTTTCTGTCTCTCATGGCTGGAGGCTTTGGTATCTCTCTTGTATGAGGTCAAGTACATAGATCGAGTGAGGCATGAACGTACCGTCTGGGTAATACTCGATCATAGAATTATACTTTTCGTTTATTTCGTTTAGCGCGTCTATCTTCTCTCCGTCAGACATGTTGCTGTACTCAGGTCTTTTCATAAACTGCTGTATATCAGCATATCTGTGGGAGTTAGACATCTCAAGCATATCATTCAGTTCCTCCGCCGTAAGCGAGAACCTAAACTCTTCACCTGTCTTGCCGATGAACGAGTAAGACTTTCCTCTGTCTCTAAGCTTATCAAGAGCAACCTGAGCCTTCTTTGCCTTCAACGAAGGAACCTCAAGCTTTCTGTGTACGGACGATGCGTAGTACGGAGTCCCAACTGCCTTCGGAAGCTCGCCAGTCCTTGTGTAAATACCGAGGATTTCTATAGACACTGGATCAGTCCCAGTAGTTGTGGTCTTATAAGGATCGAACATGTAGTAAGCGAATTGATTCCCGCCCTTAGGAGACTGGGAAATTCTCTCTCCTTTCCAGTTCACCTTTACAGGCAATCCATCGGTGTTGAAAGTTCTTTCTTTTACGTGGTTGAAAATTCTATCTGTAAGATCCTGATCTCTCTTATCTGGTAAGAACTCTCTAGTGGCCATGTTAGCACCAGAGAAGAAGTTTGGAATCGCCATAGCACTGTACGCTTTCGAAAGGCTCTCAGCATATCTCTCCATAGCCATCTCAAGCTTTTCTGGATCAGACTCGGTGATTACCTCAAGCATGCCATTCAAGCCCTGCATGAAGCTTTGATCCATCATGTAAGAGATGAGAGACGCGTTCTCCATACCCAAAAACCTCTTCAGTATGTTTATCCCTTTCGTTGGGTTGCCGATTGCATCCTGAGCTGCCTCTCTAGTCATACTCTGAGCGTAAGCGCCCATGATAGAACCAAGTACCCCGAACGTCTGATAGCTCTTGTACACGTCACCCTCTTGAGGAGTGGGGTCGCCTCCGTTCATCAGCCTTTTCAGCGCGGTTATATTGATGCTGTTGGGGGGCATGACGTCATACATGATGTTGGTTTTCTCATCATCCTCCCAGTCTACCGCACCGCTAAGCACCCCACTAGCGATCATGTAAAGAGCCCCTTGAGTAAAGACCTGACCAATCATAACCTTAGTGGCATTCTTAGAGGCTTCCTCTGCGTTGTTATTCAGCAAGTTAGACGCGACTCTAGCTGTACCAAAGGCAGGGGATATGTAAGTGAGAGACTCCTCCATGAAGTTGGCGATGGTCGTAACGTAAGGGACGTTAGATCTGATAAAGAATCTGAAGAACCCAGGCGCATCAAATCCTTTGTTATTGTCGAACATCTTGCCAAGACCTCTCGAGATGTTGCTTATGATCCACATGCTACCTCTAGCAAGACCCCCTTCTTTCTGGAACGTCATTCTTGCTCCCTCGTCTGCGGCCTTATCCATAGAAGCTCTGTCTGGGTACTTCAGGAACCTAGCAAGTTCAGCCCCCTTCAGCCCTTTACCCACCCCTACGTGGTAGAGCTCAGTGGCTTCAGCAAATCTTCTAAATGGAATATCGCCAAGAGAAAGGAATCTGAACATGGTTTCTGCTGGGATACCGAAGGTTCCAGCCACAAGAAGCTTCATTCTTGAATTGAGTTGCTGCCTGCCATTCCTTGTCTGAGGAAGATCCTTTGAAAGAGCAGCAAGCAGCGATCTGACAGGCATGAATCCCCTGTCCATTCTCCACTCATTAACCTCTTTCGATCTTCCAGTTGCCACTTGTTCAATGGCCTCAACCCACCCAGACCCGAACTTCTTCAACCCATGTAGGTAAGCCGCCATGCTTACCCTTCTTCCAGACGTCTTCATTCCCATGACCCCAAGCAACTTCTCAACGGGATATGACGTGAGATCAACCATGGTTCTCGGGAACATCTGAGCAATGTTGTATGCGATGTTCTTGGCCTGAGACATAGACGTAAGCAGGTTACCCTGCATAAGCTGTATGCCTATGTCGGCCCAGCTCTTATCTACAAACACGTTAGTTAGGGTATCAAGTTGGCTTTGAGCATCTGAGTACTTTTTAATAGCCTCGCCCAGCTCAGCCTCTACATCTTCTCCAGCAATAGCTCTGTCGAGCAAAGCCTGATACTCTCTGTATGAATCCATGAACGCATCTGCGGCTACTTGCAGGTCGCTCTTTTGCTTATCGTTCAGGACCTTGCCTTGGCTCTCTGCTAGCTTAGCGATCGTGGAATAGAGGCCGAAAGAAGTGGATGTCTTCAGTTCAGCAAACTGTCTAAGCAGTCTACCTACAGAGGTTCCCATCTTAGCCAAGTCTTCAATCACGCCTGGTATAGCATCAACTCTACCTTCAGCCTGCATTCGGTTGATTATTTCAATCCCAGCAAGCACGCCTAAGTCATCGTTCCTGTTCATCAGGGAACCAAGCTTGTCACCACGCATCATAGACACCAGCTCTTGGATGCTCTTTCCTCTAAGTTCTTCTTTTGCAGTATCCAGATGCTGAGTTTCCAAGTAGTTGTTTGGATTATCCAAGATGTCGTTTTTGATCTCATAGAAGTCTTCTGAGGCAGCAGCTCTTTCTGCTGTACCTCTAAGCCTCCCCTTCTTGCTCGCTGGATTAACTAGTATAGCCTGCTGATTTTCTGGAGTCAAAGAATCAAAAATCTCAAGCAGCGCATCCTCGTCTTCAGTGTACACCTCAGGCATATGCTTTCTAAGGTTCTCTCTAACCGCTTCAATTATAGCTTCATTCTGAGCCTGCGTTCTTGTTGCTGCTGAGGCAGTTGTCTCGGCTGCGCTGAGACCATTCTTGTTCATAGACTCTGGGTAGTACTGTATGTTGCCTCTCGCAATCATCTTTCCGCCTATAAACGTCACCTCGTCTGCACTCTTTATAAGTCTTCCGTTCTCGTCAGCAAACCCATTGTTTCTCAGGGGGTCCATCTCTACCAACACCCCAGTCATCAGGTCGTCAGTCTCTTGAATCTGCTTAAACTTTCCAGACACATGCTTCTTTGGGCCTGATTCATTTGCGGCTATTCCAGCCATGTTAAACGCTGAAGGACGTGGGAACTTAACGTCAGTTAAAATGGCCTCACTGGTCACATGCATCGGTTGTCCGCTAAGCGTTCTCGACACATTTACTACAGGATGCAACGTCTCAGACATTATCCTTGGATCCACGTAAACAAATACTCTCTGACCGTCCTTGGGTACAGTTCCCTGTGCCACTATAGCCGTGTGAAGCGGATACGGGGCAAGGACTTCATCTATGTTTTCTGAATTTAGAACCTCTCCATTTGGAGATATAAACTCGTCTTCCCTGTGTGTTCTTGACTCACCTGGAGTTATGCTAAACATAGCCCTACCATCTTCAGAAACTCTAAAGGCTTCATCGCTTTTTATCTGCCTGTCTACAGCCTCGCTTACTAGCATTGGATTCAGCACTGCGTCAAACGCACCACGCGCCGCCTCTGTGGTAGACATGTTTGAAATTGAATCATGGTAGTCCTGATAGCTGTTTCTAGACACCCCAGCCGCATGGCGTTGTTCGTGATTCAGCTGGAACAACATTTGTTGCGCTAAGGCTGGACTAACCTTTGCTCCGTAATCTTTAGATAGCGACTTAGACAGGTCCGTAACAAGCCCAGCTATAAATTCTCTTTCTTTTTTATTCCTTGGCTTGGTTGGGAGAAGGTCCTTTTTGTTCTTCTTGAACCACTTGTCGAGCGCTTTTATTTTGTCATTACTAAGCCCTAAGTCATCTCTTTCGTGTTTTTTGTAACAGCTTCTTCTTATTATCTGCCCCACTACAGTCATTCTCTTCTGACTGTTTTCAAGAAGATCGTAGTAGTCCTTCCCTAGTATTTTCACAAGGCCATTCCAATCTTCCTTATTTCTTTTTGCGCCTCTGAATATATTGATTACCTGGACCAGATGCGAGTCTTGAGTTACCACATCTTCGTTGCCAAGCATGTTGGATAACCACGCCCCAATCTTTGGGGAAATCATATCCATTAAAGCTGATGTTGCCCATGCGGTTTCCGTACCTGGCTTCATAGCCATTTCATACAAGAACTTGTCATATGAGCCGTCTACTTCCTTTCCCTCTATGTTTTTCAAAAACTTGCTCAACTGAATCCCTATAGACATAGCCCTTTGTGGGTTTACCCCAATTCCAGTAAAGGCATTTGAATTAGATATTTTGTTGATAAGTCCTTTTATCGTCTTCTTTTTAGAGTCTATAGTGCCGTCTTGAGATATGTTCCTAGCAAGCGCCATCATCACGTATTTAGCAAGCGCCGCATTATCATTAGAAGTATTCCCGTTTGATGTTATGGCTATGATGGCTTTGAACAGGTTTACGTTGTTCTTGGCCCATTCCATTCCAGTATCACCACCAAAATCAGTAGGATTTGAGTCAGACAAAAATCCTCTAATTCCCCGATCCGTTGCTTCAAAAAATTTCAAAGACTCAAGGTCTCCAGATTCAATTCTTTGGTCGAAAGCAGCCTTCAGTGAATTAGAAGCCCTTTGCGCCAAAATTGTCTTAGCTCTTCCAGTAAACGTCAAAAGAGGTGTAACTCTCTTTGCAAAGTGAAGCGTATTTTTTGCATAAATAAAGTCTACTATATCTGCTCTTCTGTTCCCTTCTGAGTATTCTTTAGCCACCTCATCTGGCACGTCAATAGATCTCAGTAGCGCGTACATGTCTGTCTTCAAGTAATCCTTCTGAGCACTTGAAGCTGTTCTTAATTTCTCGGCTAATGAATTGAATTTATTTCTAAACTCCATCTCGCTTTGAGCAGGGGTAGAGTCTATAGAGAACATGGGTCTCTCTGCCTCCATGCCGTCTCTCTCCTCTATAAACTCATACATAGTCTCATACATCATGTCTATGTGCTCTTTAGAGCCTTCCAGAACTTTCCCGCCAGGAGTTTCTACATACCCATAAAAGTCTGCTTTTGGAAGCAAGCTGCTGAACTCTCCTACGGAACGAGGGCCATATTTTGCTGATAAATACTGACTAATACCATTGGACACTACTATCCCATTCATCCTCAGCTCATCCTTCGACTTCTGTTTTTGCACATTCTGGGCTATCATCTTGGCCCCGTATGATATAGGTCTATTATATTTCTCTCTACCTATAACCTCTCCAGTTTGCTTGTTTACTTCAGGAGCTGGAGGTCTGAGTTCCTTGACGTTGCCCTGATCATCAACGTAAGAGAACCCTCCAATTATTTCTGTCCTTCCGTTATTGGTCATGAAGTTGTACCAATTCCTGAAGTGGGCATAGTCATTAAACGTCTTCTTTAAATCGATTCCCTTTCCGTTGTTCTGTTCAACAATGTTGCCGTGAGAATCCAATCTAAACTCAGAGTACGTGACTGTTTTGTTGTAAAGGAATGACTTCTCTCCTCTAAAGGAGAACTTAGGTTCATCCATAGAGTTTATCTCGTTGTTGTCCACAACAGAATCCTCAGACTCCAGAATTTTAGCTATGTCCCTAGCCGACATCCCTTTGTTCATAACTATAGAGTCAGAGAACATCTTTACGATCCTCTCTGCGTTCATTCCGTTTACATCACTATCTGAAAGACCGAATGCATTCTTAATTGCATTAACTATATAGTCATAAGCAGTCGATATGATGTTCTTAGAAACCTCAAGTGATGGATTGCTGAGAGCACGGGCAAGAACCTCAGCCACTTGTTCTTCAACAAGAGCCAACCCCGTAAATCCAGCTTTAGTGTACACCCCTTTCTTCCAGTTCATTACGCTCTTGTAAGAAGCGTTTTTAGAAAACTCAGAGTGTATCTTTCTAATCAGTCCTGATTTAAGCGCTGTATCTACATCAAAAAATGCGTGTATTACCTCTTCTATTACATCTTTTGAATTAGACTTTTCAGTTATGTATATAGCGCCTTTGAAGTAAGCCGCTCCAATTTCATTTCTACCACCCTTAAGTATATCGATTGAACTAGAAAGATTATCTCCATCAGCAATCAGGGTCTTTACGATAGAGTACTGATCTTTAGCAAAGTATACTTTTATGCCAAGCTTTTCTGCGGCAAATACAAGAGCGCTTGCCGTGGCTTCATTTACTATGGACGGAAGGCTTTCTCTAACGGACGTGCTTACGTCAGCAGCTAATTCTGATTCATCTATTCTGCTTCGAATAGAGGCGTACTGCTCTTTACTGTCTGCTACATACTGGTCTACTGCATTCTTATTCTTGCTGTAGTAATTAGCCTGATATGGGGTCAGCGCTTCTCCGTTTATTATGCTGTCAGAGATGCTCTTGATGACCTCTGAATCAACAGCAGACTTTGATGCGCCTTTAGATCTCATAAACGCCACATCTGCCTGCACTTTGGCGTCTCTCGCTCTTTCGTTTAACGGAAGCGAATTGTCTATCTTCACTTTTCCGAGTGGATCGTATACCAAAGAAGCCGCCCCTGATTCATCATACCCAACAACCCTATAGCCAATTCCCTTCATTGATTCAGATTGGTCCATAGGGACCGAAAGCAAAAGGTCAAGTGGCGCTTGGGGGACGTCTCTAACAACATTCGACGGAACCTGAGCCTTTCTCTGCTTAAGGAAGTTTGACTTTTCTTTGAGCCTAGCTATTTCTGCCTCTGACTCTTTTATCCTTACTGCATTCGTTGGATCTGTAGCACCACCAAAAGACTTCTCGAATCTTCTCTTTCTAGATCTTTCTCTTTCTATGAGGCGGTTGTTTGCTGCTATGGCAGTGTCTATGCCTTCAGTCCCCAAAGAGAAGGTGTACTGCTCTGTGTACTTGCCCTCTATGGCAGCAAGCTCATCGTATTTATCTCTTATCGCTTGAGCCAGGTCGTTATTAGTTGGAGACGTTCTGAGCTGTCCCTCCAATATCGCAAGCTCATTCTGAACTGCATTTATCCGATTGAAGTCAGCTTGGTTAGTCGCTGAGACGAAGTCGTAGAAGTTCTTGTTGTCTTCCAGTATATACCTAGTATTATTGAACGACTTAATGAACTCATCTATAGCGGCAGTTCTTTCTGGTGTATTTGGTTTTGTGTTTTGAAATATCCGATTAAGATCCATTTTGGACTCTTCTATCGTTCTTACGTAACTTCTATTTCCCTTTGCTACTGCAAACGCTTGAACACCCCCAGATACCAGAAGAGTAGGAGCAGCTATTTGGCTAATCTCTTCAGCCATTCTGGATGGGCTGAGGAACCAAGAATAGTCACCAGTTACGTTAGCCGTAATCAGGTTTTGAGCGAACGAAGTTCCAACTTCAGTTAACTGTTCTGAAGTAAGGTTCAGTCCGATCTGACCCGCGACCCTAGCCCCGTACTGCATCGGGTTTTCTGTTATAGCCCTTACAAACGTCCCTCCAAGTACTTTGTTGGCAAGGAATATGTCACCACCTACTCTTTCAAGTCCAGCAGCCACAGCAGCTCCAGCAGATATTGCCGCAACCTTTTCAGCTGAACTAAGGCCGTAGAACTCTGGCATTTTTCTAAACATGCTATTCATGTTTCCTGCCTCCATCAAGGCCATGACAGCCATACCAGCACTTGGGTTTCTAGTCAAAGCAGTCGTCCCTATTGCGGTAAGCATATACGGCAGCGACTGGGAAGCCATACCAAGGGCTTCAGAGGCAGTCCCGTATACGTCCTCACCCCACTCATACGACTTAAACATGCCAGAAGCCTTCTCTACGTTTGACCGCACAGAGAATCTCTCCTCATATTCTTTAAGGTCAGGACGCCCAGTAAACACATCTTTAACCAATGTGCCTATTCCGCTAAACACATCCAGAATAGAAGCGCCAAAATAAGTAGCGGGTTTTGCTATGAAGCTTGACAGAAACTCATCAACAGCGCTAATGTTAACTATCATAGCACCATTAAGCGCCATATTGCCACTAAGCGTTCTTATTAAGCCGATGTTTGCTCCAAGAGCACCGTCACCAGTCAAATCTATTTCTACTCCTATGCTCTTGAGCCTAGTCTCCGTATCTTCAAGCTTATTTTTATCTACAGTCCCGAATCTAGACTGCAAGGCAGATACCACGGAGTTCCTTATTTCCTCTTGGTTTTTGTTCACGAACTCCTGCGCCCAGTCCTCCATGGCTTTCGCCTGAGTTGCTTCACTTTCGCTTGCCACTGCCGTATAAGCATCACTTAATTCAAAGGCAGTCCTTATAGGATTGCTTGATCGCATCACAGCACTCGGGTTTGCTGAAGACTGAGCCAGCTGCAACGGAAGCAACATCTCGTAAATGTTTGCGGTGGACACAGCCATTTCATTGTCGGCGTCGTTGGAGAACTCTATCATTCTCTCCTTGTTGACTCTAAACGCAGCAAGCTCTGCTTTGGCTTTTTCTAGTCTCAACTGTGCCTCTTCATATGGAAAAGAAATAGGACCCACAACTGGAGCGAATGCAACCTTCAAAATCTGCTGAGAAAGCTCGTTAGAACGATCCATAGACTCATATTCGGCATTCGCCTCCCTCATTCTCTCTACAAGGTCTTCTTCATATTCCTCTGATGGAACGCTCAGAGAAGTTCTATTGGCAGCAGCCATAAGTGCGTCACTAATTATTGTCGGTATAGTGGCCTTGAACTCTTCAGCCTTACCAAGAACCTCTTCAACAGACATCTCTTGCCCAGTTCTTATGATGTATGTGTCAACTATAGCTTGAGCGTCATCAACTCTTAGCCGACCAAAACTGTCACTTATACTGGCCTCTGATTCCATAGTGGATATGCCAGAAACCATAGCTGCTGCAAGTTTTTCCTTTTCCTTTCTTCCTATACCCCTGACGTCATTCAGCGCTTGCACAGCCACAATGGCTTCATCAAATTTTTTCTCGTTGACCCTAGCATTAACAACAGCGCCGACATCTTCAATCGCTCTCTGAACCTCTGTGTTTCTTGCAATGGCACGCGCAGCCCATTTGCTAGTTACGAGATCCTGATCTACCATAGCGTTGATCTGGTCGTTAAACTCTGGATACTTAGCTCTTATATCCTGAGCTCTAGCATATGCATCTCTAACTGCCTCTTTTTCATTTTCTGGAGACTCTTCAAGCAGCGCATTCAGCTCCCTCTCGTTCTGAGCAAATGCAGCGCTGGACACTCTGGCACCCCTAGCTTCAGCTCTTCTCTCTACGCTCTGCTTAGTTAAGTCTAAGATGTTCTGCCTCTCGTCTTCGCCAAGGTTAAATCTGAACTGCTGCTCAAGCTGAGTAATGGCTGATGCAGCTCCCTCTTTAGAGTCTGCGCTAGATATGATGCCATGAATCTTATCGCCGATAAGCTTGTTGGTGGCCTCTATGTCTGGGTTGAGCAAGGAAGCTCTCTCTGTGAGAGGTTTAATCCTTGGCTTTGGCGACAAAAAATCCGAACCTAACGCCGAAGATGCCAATCCAGTAGGCTCTTCCGTCTGGACCTGATTCGGATCCGACAATTCTTTTTTTTTATTAGCCTCTACGTCTATCCCGTCTATCTCTGTAGCCAAGCTCTCAATGCCTTCGTCGTCATTGATTCCGAGGTCTGGAGCTATAACTCTGGCTATTTCTTTGTTGCTTGCTTCTGGGAGTTGACTCTTAATATCGAGTATAAGTCGGATGGCCTTGTCTTGCATCTATGCTGAGTTTCAGCAAAGATAATCCATAGTGGGGATTTTGGTAACTATCAGGCTTTTTTGAACTACTAAGTGTTATTTAGGTTTTGACTGATAGAGACCCCTTAATTGTTTCTCAAGTGCTTTTGATTGATCCAAAAGCAAGGTTGAATAGTCCTGTGAATTATCCAATTCTTCTTGCCCTATATCCTTGCTTCCTTTAAGGATTCTCATCGGATCCTTAGTAACATATCGCTGAATAATATCTGGTATGTTTTCTCCATTCTTGCTGTTGATTGCGTGAAAGTTTTCCGCAAGTATTTGCTCAGCGGTTATGGGGGGAAGAGCTTGTAGATTAGGCGCAAAAGGATTTGATTCTCTAGACCTTTCTTGCATATAAAAATCCAACGATTGATTGTCTCCAATAAGAAACTGACCTTCATTCATGGTTATTATTGGTGCGCTTTTACTGTCTTCAAGCTTTCCAAGCATTTCCTCGTAATGTTCTCTTTCATAAGAGTCTTGAAGTCCGTTAGACTCATACGGGTTTTCCGCTCCAGGAGCCGTTCTAACCATAGCGTCTTCGTAAGACTTATATGTCTGTCTGTATAGATCAGTTGCGTTGTTTACATAGGCGTTAAGCTGAGATATAGCCATGGCAAACTGGTCTGGATTGTCAGCGAAGTTTTCCAGGTTCTGGAATATCTGGTCCCTCATTTTAGACACCACGGCAGCGTCTCTACCCCACATGGTAGCAGGAGAGCCCTTAGCGTATATTTCTTTTATGTCTTTAGCTCTCTGCTCGGCTCGCTTTCTGGCCGCCTCCTCTGCTTTAACAGCTGCCTCTTGAGCTGCCTTTTCGTATTGGCCACTTGCCTTTTGAGCCTCTACAGAAGCCTCCTCTCTTTCTTTAGCTCGCTGTCTGAGGCGGTCGAGATAGTATGAACTTGGCTGAAACTCCATATTACTTGCTGTTGAATTTTGTAAACAGAGTCTTTACGTAACGCTGAAGGGCTTCTTTCTTTTGAGAGGAAGCAAGCGACTGCATCTTAGCAGCCTGGGCTGGGTTTAGTATGTACTCGCCACCAGTCATTTCTCCGATCTTGGACCCTTTAGCCACGATGTCTATAGGGTTTGTTTTATGGTTGAAAGAACCTGGCGTTTTTTGAATCCTTCCACCGTTTTTTCTGTTGTAAAAAGGTGGCTGTTGCTGCAACCATGGATTGCTTAAGTTGTAAAATGGGTCCTGAGGAATACTAAGTTCAATAGGCATTTTAGCGCTCGGAACGGCGGGGCTTTGACCTGGCATTCCCTCGAGATTTTTCAATAATCCGCTAACTTGACTTGGCTTAAAAAAATTATTGGCCCCAGCAAAATTCATCCCAGCGTTAAACAATTCCTCCCCTCCCTGAAACATAGCCTGCCTAGCCATGTCCTTGGCGTTCTTTTTGTAAAACTCTGCCTGGCTTATGGCGTCCAACTTCTTTTGTGCCTGCCCTACGTTAGCATCCATTACAGACTGCTGAGCTTGTCCATAGTCAAGCATAGCAGATTGCAGGTTCTTTTGAGACTCCCCAGCTATTTTAGCCTGATCGGCGAATGCCTGTTGCTGCACAGCACCCAGCCCTCCAAGTATAGATTTAGCGCCTCCAGACTTCAAGGCTCCTACTGAAGTAGCCTGATTCTTAGCGGCCTGCTCACGCATAAAGTCACCAACAGGGTCCTGCTTAGCCATAGCCAGATACTTGTTGTAAGTATCGGCCATCTGATAAGTAGGCGTCTTCTCAGCTTGCTTAATAAGAAAATCCCCAAACTTCTGGTCCTTCTTCTTCTGTATCTGAGCGCCAACCATATCCATTATAGCTGGCACTGCCTGTAGCGCTAATGCTCCTACTCCTACCATGATGTGTATTTTTTGCTAAGTTACTTATTATTCCTGTGATTGAACGTGATGGTCTTTGGAATCAGACACATTTACGTTGATGCAGTACATCTCAGATGCAGACGCTTGTGGCCCTTTTCCGTAAAGTTCTATGACTGCGTAGTGGCCCCTTGGATCTTCTCCTTTGATGCCATAGCCTTGTTGATCTATTAAACAATAGATTCCACCATTGTTTGTCTGTATTGTTTCAGATGCGGAAAACGTAAGCGATCCATC